CACCGCGCAGCCAGCCGTCTGGCAGCAACTCGACGAAGAACTGACGCATTGGGCGCCCGAGTGCGTCGCGGTCGACTCCGGCTACAACACCAGCATGGTCTATGCGTTCGTGCAAAAACGCCGGTGGGCGCTCGCCGTCAAGGGCCGCGCCGGCTCAGGCGTGCCAATCGTCGAGGACGAAAAAGCCCGACGTCAGCGCCTGCGCCGCCAGCGCAAGAATGGCGTGATGGTGCATCTGGTCGGCGATGACCAGGCCAAGGCGCTGATCTACTCCCGCCTGAAAATCGCCGCGCACGGCCCGGCCTACATCCACTTCCCGAACGAGCCAACCTTCGACGACGAATACTTCTCCCAACTCACCGCCGAAAAGCTGGTGACCAAGATGCGCGGAACCCGCCCCTACACCGAATGGGTCCAGACACGCCCGCGCAACGAGGCTCTCGACTGCTGGAAATACGCCCTCGCCGCGCTGCGCCTGTCCGGAATCGACCTGAAATCGCGCGCTTCCGCGCATGAATTGGCGCGCCGGTCAGGAAGCGCCTCGGCGTTTTCTGGCAGTGGCGTCACCCTCGCCGGCTGGAAGCGTGGCGGATGAAAGTCGATGCTGTGCGTGACCTTATCCATCGACTGCTCGCCGCGGCGCACCGCGAAGGAGCGTTCACCGAATCCGTCGCCATGGAGGTAGAGCGCCAGTGGCGCATTGAATATGCAGCAAGCAAGATCAGGGTTTGTTACAAGTCGCAGGAAGACCGCCGGGCGCACAGCGTGCAGCTAGTGCAAGAATACCTGGACGGAGCGCCGATAGATCAAATCACGCGCAAGCACGGGATCAGCCGGGCAACGCTTTACCGATACCTCAAGAAGTAGATGGCGCGTCTCATTTTGACCCTAGAAATGAGACAGCCAAGCGCTTACGCTATCCGAATCCAATGGAGGTTTCATGGCAGGAATCACGCTTGCGCAGGCGGAATCAAAGCTAGCGCTCTACCTCTCCGCACTCGACAAGATCATCCTCGGCCAGAAGGTCGAAATCGACGGGCAGTCGCTTACCCGAGCCAATCTGTCCGACGTCGAAGCCGCGATCAATTCGTGGGACCGGCGCGTCAAGCACCTGGCCTCGACTGCAGCCGGCCGCGGCCGTGCACGCACCATCGTGGTTGGTGGATAGACCGTGAGCGCCAAGCCCAACCTGATCGACAAGGCAATCGCCGTTTTCGCTCCCCGCGTCGCAGCTCGCCGCCTGCAGGCGCGCATGGCGCTGGCGCTGGCTGGCGGCTATCACGGCGCCCGCCGTGACCGGCCCGGCCTCGGCGGCTGGAACCCGCTCGCCGGCGATGCCAACGCCGATATCCTGGACGACCTCCCAGCCCTGCGCGCCCGCGCCCGCGACCTGGCACGCAATGCCCCGCTCGCTGGTTCCGCGCTTAACCTGCAGGTAACAAACGTCATCGGAACCGGCCTCTCCTTGCAATCGCAGCCGGACGCTGAAGCGCTCGGCCTGAGCGATGAAGAGGCCCGCGCCTGGTCCGATGCCGCAGAACGTGAGTGGCGGCTGTGGTCAGAATCGCAAGATTGCGACGTCACCCGCACGCAAAACTTTTTCGGGCTGCAATCGCTGGCCTTCCGTTCGGCGCTGGAATCCGGAGATTCATTCGGGCTGATGCCCATGGTCAAGCGGCCAGGACGGCCGTACAGCCTGACCGTGCAGATTGTCGAGGCCGACCGCGCCTGCAATCCGGACTGGAAAACAGACACCGACAAGCTTGCCGCCGGCATCGAACTCGACGGCTACGGCGCGCCGGTGGCCTATCATTTCTGCGACAAGCACCCCGGCGCACTCGGTCGCATCGCTGGCGCCAAGTGGCAGCGCGTGACCGCCTTTGGCACAAGCACCGGGCGGCGCAACGTCATTCACCTTTTCGACCGCCGCCGCCCTGGCCAGATTCGCGGCGTGCCGTGCCTGGCGCCGGTCATCGAACCGCTCAAGCAACTGCAGCGCTACACCGACGCCGAACTGCAGGCGGCCGTCATCAATGCCGCGTTCGCCGTCTTCGTCAAAATGGATGCCGATGCCTTCGATACCCTCTTCGACGACACCGGAAAATCCGCCTATTTGCAGAGCGCTACCGCATGGGATGGCAGCATCGCCGAGGCCGGCCTCGACAAGCCCGGCCGCGCCATCAACCTGCTGCCAGGTGAATCAGTCGAAAACGCCGGCCCAGGGCGGCCAAACGCGCTATTTGACCCGTTCGTCCAGGCCATCGTCCGCCAGGTCGGCGCTACGCTTGAAATTCCGTTCGAAGTTCTGATCAAGCACTACACCGCCAGCTACAGCGCCGCGCGTGCCGCTCTACTTGATGCGTGGAAGCTCTTCCGCGGGCGCCGCGACTGGATGGCATCCTCGTTCTGCCAGCCGATCTATGAAGCTTTCCTTGATGAAGCCATCGCCACCGGCAGAATCAGCGCTCCCGGCTGGTTCGCCGACCCGGCACGCCGCAAGGCATGGTCTGGCGCCGCCTGGATCGGCGACGGGCCGGGCAGCATCGATCCGGTGAAGGAAGTCGACGCAGCCGAAAAGCGCGTCGCTCTCGGGATCAGCACCAGGTCTGCAGAGAGCATCCTGCACGACGGCGGAGACTGGCGTGCCAAGCACAAGCAACTCGCCGTCGAAGAAGCAGCGCGCCGCGCCGACGGACTCGGGCAGCAGGCGCCGCAGGTCGTCGATGGCAGCGCCGAAGATGAGCCGGAAAAGCCAGAGCCTTCGGACGACGAAGACAAGGCCGTTGCCCAGCCGCCGAAGATCGAAGTGAACATCCATCAAGCGCCGATCAACGTCAACAACAACATTCCGGAGCCGAAGGTCGACGTCAACATTGCCCCGGCCGCGGTGAATGTTGAGAACCGCGTCGAAATGCCTGACCAGCCCGCTGCACAGGTGACGATCAACGTAGAGCCGACGCCGGTTACGCTCGAGGCCACCGTGCAGGCAGCCCCGGCGCCAATCGTCACGCTCAACGTCGAACCGACGCCAATCACGCTCGAGGCCACCTTGCAAGCAGCCCCGGCGCAACTGGTTATGCAACATCCTGCGCGCGCCCGCCAGACCGTCGAGCGTGACCCGAACACCCAAGAGATCGTGGCCACCGTCACGACCTACGAGACCGAGCCGAAGTGAATGATCGCGCAACCGATGAATAACGTCCACAAGCTCACGATCCGCGACGGCGCCCTCTACGTCGGGAATTACTTCTTCTGCTACGCGGAGACCGGCAATGAGCGCGCAAGTATTCCACCTGGCAGATTCGAGGTCATTCATGAATTCTCGCACGTTCACCGCGAACCCCTGCTTAACGCCATCGGAATCGGCTGGATTGGGGCTTCTACTGAGTGCGACATCGTTCTGGGTAGAGTGCGCGGTGTGCGTGGTGTCATTCCATCACGCGCTGATTTTGGGCGCCTCTGCGCCATGGTCGAAACCGCCATCGAGCAGGACGGGCGCTCGGTAGTGCTGGAGGTCAAATGAGAGACTACGCCGCACTGCTGGCCAATGCCAACGTCCAGGCCTTCCTGGCGCTGATCCGTTACACCGAAGGCGCCGGCTACCATACGCTGTTCGGCGGCGAGCAGGTCGCATCGCTTGACGACCACCCGCGCCGAGCGATCACCCGCACGCTCGGCGGCAAGCCGATCACCAGCACGGCCGCCGGCGCCTATCAGTTTCTTTCCCGCACATGGGACGAATGTGCCAGAGCGTTATCGCTTCCTGACTTCTCGCCACGCAACCAGGACATGGCCGCGCTATTCCTAACCGACCGCCGCGGCGCGCTGGATCACGTCATTTCCGGGCAGTGGAAATCCGCCATCCTCGGTTGCAACAAGGAGTGGGCCAGCCTGCCGGGCAGCCCATACGGGCAACCCACAAAGACAATGGACAGATGTCTGGCCTACATCGACACCCAGATCAGACGGGCGCCGGCGGTCGCTGAACCGCAGCCCCCTTTTTCCAACC